TGGTCATATATTGTTTAATGTAATATTATAGTCATGCCAGATATCAGTATGTGTGTTAATGAAGAGTGTCCGCTTAAAGAAACTTGTTATAGATATAATGCTATACCAAGTGAATTTATGCAGACTTATGCTAATTTTGAGTATGATGAAGACACTAAGTCTTGTAATTATTATTGGAAAAATGTAAAAGATGGGAAAGATAATACTGGAGTTTGACTCTGATGAAGAAAAAGATGATGCTAGAACAGCATTAGATGCTTACAAGTGGAAAGGAGCTGTATGGGATCTTGACCAAAAACTACGTGAGATAACCAAGTATGGTTATGTTGGTAAAGTAGAAGCTACTGAACAAGAAAGGGAATTAGCTGAGAAACTGAGAACAACACTTAGAGAAATATTAGAAGAGTTTAACTTAAACCTAGACTGATGAATAAAAAGAAAGATTATAAGATTGTAGAAGAACAACATGGTTATCAAACAAAGTATGTTGTAAAGAAGAGAGTACTCTGGTTTTTCTGGACTACTATTATGAATAATGCTGGCTTTAAAATGTCATTTGATACTAAGAGAGGTGCACAAGCCTATATTAACTTCCAGAAATAAGCGTGTTAGGAAAAGCGCAATTGATATTAGACATGAAAACTTAGAAGCTTTTCTACCAACAGCATTTGGTGTTAGAAGAGTATCAAATGGCAAAAAGAAGGAGCTGGTATATGTGCATAAGCAACGTACCAGCCATCATTTTGAAGCAATATTAAAAATGGTTTATTTCTATATGGAAAAAGATATTAGAAAGGAAATGGAAGAACTTTCTGCACAGATTGCAGAAGAGCATTATAACATTACAGATGGTGTAGATCAGAATTTACATTATCTATGGTATATGTACCATAAGGGTAGTAAAGCAGGTATGTTCCGGCCATTTGTATATATGGCAGAACTACAGTTGCTTAAAAGAATGGGTTATATAAATGATACTGAGATAAAGAATATGATTAGAATGCTTGAGTCTGAAGACCAAGACAATCTTCATATGGTTACTTTATCTATCAAGAACTTTAGAGACCTAAGATTAAAAGAACATGGTGAGTATAACAAAGTAAATGCAGCATACTGGAGTATTGCTAAAAACTATGCACATGAAATACTTAACCATGAAATATTTATGCAAACAATGGCAGCTAAGTAATGGCAAATGTAGTAGTAGAACACATAGTAAAGGAAATAAGGTTAGATAATAAGGACATAGAGATAATGAGTCCAAAGATTGTAGCCGGCTATGTGATGTATAAATACAAATGCAGTTCTTATTTAGCTAAACAAATTGCTAAAAAATTAACAGATGACAGAAAATGATTTAATAGAACTTGGTTTTAAAAAGATAGAAATCAAGGACTTAGATACACAAAATGGGTATGATTATTTCTATTATACTCTTGAAGTATTTAACAATCTTACACTTTGCAGTGTAGATAGTGACGTTGTAGAAGATGACAACTGGTATGTTACTAATCTTGATTGGCCTGATCACTTTAGGCTTCAAACTCTTCAGGAAGTTCATTCTTTTCTTCAGAGCGTTGGTCACCAGATATTAGTTTAGCCTTTTCAGATAGAAGAGCACTAAGTACAAGACAAGCAGCAGATTCCCAAGCTTCATCAATAGCTTGGGATAGTTGATCAAATGCCATTCTAGTAGATAAGACTTCACCTGTTCTTAGATGAATTTTGGCTCCTGCATCAGGATTTCTTGGATTAATAAAAGATATCCTTGTTATGTGAGTAACATTCAGATGCTCAAAGTATGGACCATCTTGATCATGAAATTCTATTGGTAGAAACATTAGACTATTTGGTTACCTTCTATTTTATAATTGCTAACTTGTACTAAGTTACCATTTCTTTTTAGAATAGCAAATCCATGGTTCCATTCATTTATTTCTAAATATTCTGGAGTAAGTTCACATAGGCATCCAAGGCTATAACCACGGATAATTGTAGAATCTCCTGGACCATATACTCTTTGTGAACTAGAGCTTGTTTTATGAAAGTGATTAATAAGACAGTTAGTCTTTAGTCTCATTAGAGCAGTACGGGCTGGTACTACACCACCTGCACCGGGGATTTTATCTCCGTGTTCTATTAAGAAGTCACCAAAGACAACTTTAGATCTAAATGGTATATACTGTACGCCATATTCAGCTACATGTAGAAGTACATCTAATCTGAATTCATCCATGTCTAATAGTTCTGATGCCTTAACTCTAAGGTATCTTTCAAATCTATTCTCATGGTTACCTGGAATGAAGTATATAGGAATATTTGGGAATCTTGATCTGCAATAGTCTAGAAATTGTCTACCTGCTTCAATTTCCTGTTTGAAATGAACCATTCTTGGATCCTTTTCATGGAATGACATCTGGTAGAAGTCTAACATGTCACCATTAATAAGCAATGATTCTATGTTTTGTTTTTCCATTTCATCAAATGCTACTTCTATAGCATCATTATCTTGATATGGTATATGTAGGTCCCCAATAACTCCTAATGAGTTGCAGCCTGATGGAAATACAAAAGTATCACGCTTAGTAGCATAAGACTCAGGTAAGAATTTCTCTTTCATAGTAAATTCAACTTTAAGTTCTTTTTTAAATTGGCTGGTATGCAGAGTTCCTCTATTTTTACTACCTATTTGTCCACGGTAATATCTTACTCTATTGTAAACTATTTCAAGGGATGAGAATGTTGGATGTTCAGAATATATCTTTCTTGCAAGAGTTTTAGATGGGGAATTTGGAAAGTTCTCAAGATACTCTAATATTATATCAGTATCTTTACTTTTACCATTTAGGTTGCCTTTTTGTGCTGCCATATCTATTAATAATATACAAAAAATCAGCTTATGTTTACTGTAAAACTAATTAAAAGCAATGGTAAGTTAGTTTATCCAGATGATAAATCAAAATTAAATTATCAGATTTTCTTAGATAAACTTTCTGAAGGACAACAGGTTGAAATGTTTATGGGACTTACATCAGATGATGGTTCTGTAGCACAGTTGGCTAAAGTCCATGCATGTATACGTGAATTAGCCAAAGAATCTGGCTATACATTTGATGAAATGAAAACTATTATAAAGCAACATGCTGGTCTATGTTATGACGCAGGTGATGCAGAGTACTGCAAATCATTTTCTGACTGCAGTAAAGATGAATTAGTTTTGGCTATTGAATCTTGTATTCAATTAGGTAGAGAAAACTGGAATCTTAATCTGGCTTAGGAGCTACATAGCCTTCATCTGTAGGCTCTAATATTTCCTTTTCTAAATACAAGTTTGCATCTTTTGCTTGTTTTTCAATTTCTGCAAGTAAAATTGTAAGTGTGTGAAAAGATCTTTGAAGATCATCTAAGTCTTGATACTGTTTAGTCATGCAAGCTTTGATATATTCTTCTGTATTTTCTTTTGGCATTTGACTGTACAAGTAAAAAGCAACCGCTTTTGTCATCAAGTAGAAGTTTTTATTAACTTGAATTGACACAATTGCATCATCTTTTAGCTCTTTGGTTTTAATTGCCATAACAAATTATTTTAAACAAATTTAATATAAATATGAAACAAACCATAGACATTGAAGAGATTAAACTCAAATTATCTCAAAAATTGGAACCATCTGGATGGGCACTTAAACTTAGAGGGTTTATTTATAGTACTGAGTTTGATCAGTGTATCAAGGAATTAGCTCAAAGAGCTGATATTGGTAAAAGATTTACTCCTACATTAGGTAAGATATTCAGGGCTTTTGAAGAATGCCCAGTTGATAAACTTAAAATAGTTATAGTAGGTCAAGATCCTTATCCTACTGTAGGTGTTGCTGATGGAATTGCTTTTAGTTGTAGTAATTCTGAAAAGGAACAACCTTCATTAAGATTTATTCTCAATGAGATTGAAAAAATGTACCCTAACGGGTATGAAAGACCCTTAGATTTGACAAAATGGACCCGACAGGGTATACTTTTGCTTAATACAGCTCTTACAACTGAAGTTGGTAAGATTGGTGAGCATTATGAGATATGGAAACCCTTTATAACTTACCTGTTTGATTATTTAAATAACTATAATACAGGTTTAGTTTATATTTTTATGGGTAAACAAGCACATTCATGGGCAGAAGATATTAATGACAATAATTACAAGTTCTTTGTTTCTCATCCTGCTAGTGCTGTATATCAAAAAGCTCAACAATGGGACAGCAAAGGAGTATTTGCTGAAACCAATAAAATAATGGAGAATTTGTACGGTGAAGTAATTATTTGGTAATGGAAGAAATATATTTAAGATTGTTAAAAATGGGTTTATCCCCAAATGCCTTTTATGTGTTGCATTGTATAAATAAATCAATGATTCCAGCAAATTTTGTTAATGCAAAAATTGAAACTAAGAGGTTGGTTGCTGATAATTGGTTAACAGAAAGTTTGAAATTAACCCAAAAAAGTCTTATCTTTATGGAAGAAATTGAAGGTTTCTTTAAAAAAACCAAGAAGAAAACTTCCACAGACTTGATGGGAAAAGACTTTGTAGACAACATCAAGGTGTTTGTTGAGCTATTCCCTAATAGAAAGTTACCCTCTGGCAAGTATGCAAGAACCACAGTTAAGAATCTTGAAAGTTCTTTTAAATGGTTCTTTGAAAACTACAGCTATTCTTGGGATACAATTCTCAAGGCTACAGATAAGTATGTTGATGAGTTCAGTGTAAGAAGTTACAACTATATGAGAACATCACAATACTTTATCAGAAAACAAAACATAGATAAGTCATTTGAGTCTGAACTTGCTAACTACTGTGAAATAGTGGAGAACCAAGAAGATGACATAAATGATTCTTATTTCAAAGAAAGAGTAGTATGAGAATGTTAAAACTATTTTTAATTGCAGCAGCAGCTTTTATGGTATCATATACTGTGGTCAAAACACTGATTATACCTATAGCAATTGGGCAATTCTTATTAATTGAAATACTGATTTCTCTCTCTCATGCATACTATAACTATGCAAAAAAGAAGTTAAATTTAGTAAATCCAGTATAGATGTCAGAATTATTCAATGGTGCCAGGCCTTTACTGCCTGTAAGTGAAAGAGATGCTTTAAGAAAAGCTATCATGAAAATTAAAGCAAGAAGACAAGGTGATCTCAAGTCACTGATTAGTGCTTGGCCCAAGTTTAATGATGCTTTTTGTGATGGATTAGAATGGAGAACTATCACCATAGTAGGTGCTAGACCCGGTACAGGTAAGACTTTATTTATGGAACAGTTAATCAGTGATATCATTGAGCATAACCAAGACCAAGAATTTAGAATCCTGAAGTTCCAGATGGAAATGGTTGATGAAACCAACGGGGTAAGAAAATTAAGTCTGAATACAGGTGCTGATTACAATACATTAATGAGTAAGGGTGGCAACCCTGTAGATAAAGCAATTTTCTATAAATGCGTGGACTACTATGAAAAATCTGTTGAGAGAGATTTTATTAATGTAGTATATGATGCATGTACCACTGATGAAATGTGTGCTACCATCCATTATGAGATGGAAACACACAAGAAAGAGGATGGTACATATACTAATATGCTAGTAACAATAGATCACTCAGCTCTATTTAGAGTAGGTAAAGGACAAAAGGACAAGTTTGAGATGTTAAATAGCTTGGGTGAAGCTCTCACCATGATGAAAAAGAAATATCCAGTTGCTTTCTTAGTTCTTAGTCAGCTTAATAGAAATATTGACAATCCTGATAGATCCAGAGATGGAGAATATGGTAACTATATTCTTGACTCTGATATCTATGGTTCAGATGCTTTGCTACAGCATGCAGATGTTGTAATGGGTATCAACAAACCATCTATTAGAAAGATAAGACAGTATGGACCAGAGAGATATATAATCAATGATGAAGATCTTTTAGTATTCCACTTTCTTAAGTCTAGAAATGGTACCACAAGGATGAGCTTCTTTAAACTTGATAGGGAAACTATGAGGATTATAGAAGTTGACACACCTGCGCAAGTAACAAAGAAAATCACAATTTAAAACCCAAGTATGAGTACAAGAAAAGAAAGAGAAAAGGAATTTTTTGTCCAACACATGGACACATTTAGAACTCTTAAATTAACTGACCCATTCTTTATTATCAAGACTGCCTTTTTTCAGAAAGGCAAGTATGGCAGACAAGTTCAGTTCTTTGAATCTGAAATTGGTAAAGGAGAGGACATTTATATTGAGTTCTATGACAATGTCACTGATGATAAGGGAACCGTTACAGATGTAACACCTTTCTCAAGTGACAGACAGTTGTTTAAGTACAAGTATAATCCCTTCTATGAAGAGGAGTATGAAACCAAGTCTGGTACAAGCTTTAAGGGTGACCCTTATATTTTGTATACAGTTCCTGTTTCTGAAATGATTGCTGTTCTTAAAGATGGTACTGAAATTACGCATGCCCTCTATGAAAAAAGAAAAGCTGAAGCTGAAGCAAAAGCAAAAGATGAAGAACTAGAGCTTCCAAGATTACAGAAGAGTTTGTTTCCAGATTTTGAAATTGAATTCCCTCCTAAACAGGATGAGGATGTTTTTTATTCTGATGAGGAATCAGCTTCTCATATTTTATTGAGAATTGCAGCAGATTTTCAGAAACTAGCAATAAAACTAAAACGATGAGTATAGTACTTCCAACTAAAAAAGTTGCGGCTGATAGAACTAATCCAAAGAGATTAATAATCTACTCAAAGCCAAAGACTGGTAAAACAACTGCATATGCAGGTTTAGAAAACAATCTAATTCTTGACTTAGAGAATGGTGCTGACTATATAGAAGCACTTAAGCTTAAGATTGGTTCTCTTCAGGAACTACTTGAAGCTGGTAAAGCTATTAAAGATGCAGGTAAACCATACAAGTATGTTACAGTAGATACTGTAACTGCATTAGAAGATATGGTTGGTCCACTTGCTATTAAGCTCTACCGACAAACCAGCATGGGTAAAAACTATGATGGAGACAATGTCTTGTCCTTACCAAATGGTGCAGGATATTTATATTTAAGACAAGCTTTCTTTCAAGTTTTAGATTTTATTGATACATTAGCGCCCCATATTATTTTATCTGGTCACATTAAGGACAAACAGATAGATGATAAGGGAGAGATGGTTCTTGCTGCAAACATAGATTTGACAGGTAAGATTAAGTCTCTAATCTGTGCTAACGCAGATGCAATTGGTTATATGTATAGAAAAGGGAATAAAACTATTTTATCATTTAAAACAAGTGAAGAGGTTACTTGCGGTGCAAGACCTGAGCATTTGAATAATGAAGAAATAGTAGTAACAGAGATGAATGAATCTGGTGAGTTAGAATTTCACTGGGACAAGGTTTTTATTTAACAATTTAATTTTAAGAAAAATGGCATTAAGCACAACAGATTTGGGCACAGGAGGCTCAGGACTACCAAAGACAATTATCCCAGGTAATCATGTATTGAAAATTAACAGTATTGAACTTGAGGACTTCAAGTTTATTCCTGGAGCATTTCATCTTATGTTACATGTAGAAACAGAACCTATTGAAGGTTTTGAGGGCTTCATGATTGATAAAGATGATGAAAGCAAAGGAAGATATGCTGGTCAGATTGGTAGAGTTAAAGCAAGTCAGTATGCATTTGCAGATGGTGAAACTAAATCTGGTATTAAAATTCAGAGAGATAGATCTATCTTAATCTTCTTAAGAACTTTAGCTCATACTATGCATCTTGACTCATGGTTTTTAGAACAAGATGGTAAGCATGATACTATTGAAGCTTTTGTAAAAGCATTTAATAAAACTGCAGACTTTAAAAATACTCTTCTGGAATTCTGTATTGCAGGTAAAGAGTATGAAGGTAAGACAGGTTATACTAACTATGACATGTGGCTTCCAAAAGCTGAAGGTAAGAAATATGCCTATGGTGAAATAGAAAGTGGAGCAGTTCTCACATATGATGAAGCTAAACACCTTAAGAAACTGGAAGTTAAAGAAGTTAAATCTTTCGGGGATGATGATGATGTATTTACAAAACCAAAATCATCATCTGACTTTAGTCTAGATTAACACTAACTCTTTTTAAAGGGGGAGTTTAGTATTAATCAAGATTTTAAACTAAGTCAGGCCTCCCCCTTTATATTTTATTGGTTATGATTTCAACAAAGAACATAGTATCTGATTTAGAAGAAGTCCCCAGAGAATGGGTATTTGAGTATTATCTTAACTTAAAAGAGAAACTCACCGGTCAAAACATTAAGATGCTATCTGCATTTAATGTTAAAGACAAAGTGCCTAGCATGTTTGTCTATCAAGACAGTGGTAAGTATAAGTTCAAAGATTTTTCTTCAGGATTTCAAGGTGACCAAATAGAACTTGTTAAGTGTTTATTTAACTATGATGCTAGATTCAAGGCAGTTAACCGGATAATTACCGATTATCAGGAGTATTTAAAACATAATGCACATGCTCATAGAGGTCCTTTACAGTTCTATGATAAGTTCAAGGTTGTAGACTTTGAGATGAGACACTGGAATTCCCAAGACTCTAAGTTTTGGACAAGTTTTAGGATTAGTTCTAGTATTCTAACTCATTATAATGTAGTTCCATTGGAATTCTTTACAATGTCTAAGTCTGAACCAGATGGTTCTATCACAAGCTATAAGTTTTCTAGGCCCTATGTTTATGGTTATTTCCGTAATGATGGTGAGCTCTATAAGATTTATATGCCAAAGGTTCCTGAGAAGAAGTTTATTAAGATCCAGAACTATACTCAAGGTATGGATCAACTGAAGTATGATTCTAAGTATTTGCTAATTGTATCTTCTCTTAAAGATCTCATGAGTTTTAAGAAGCTTGGTATTGGTAATATAGAATGCATTGCTCCAGACAGTGAGAATACTATGATAGGTGAGTCTACCGTCAGTGTACTTAGTAAACGGTATAATTCTATAATTGTACTGTTTGATAATGATGAGCCTGGTATTAAAGCTGCTCAGAGATATACAGACAAGTATGGTATTAAGTCTATCAATCTTGACATGTCTAAAGATCTATCAGATTCTGTAAAAGATCATGGTATTGAAGCTGTTAGAGACAAATTATTATCTTTACTAAAAGAAGCAGTGGTATGAGTTGGTTACACAAAGGAGAAGTATTTAATGACAGCAAGATTCCAGAAGGAGCCATTGGGTTCATATATGAAATGGAAGCTATCATTGACGGCAAAGCTGTTAGATATATTGGTAAGAAGAATTTTTATTCTACAACTAAGAAAAAGCTTGGAGTAAAAGCTCTTGCTAATATGGAAGACAAACGTGCAAGGAAATACACTATTCAGGTGAAAACTAACTATCAGAACTACTATAGTAGCAATAAAGTGCTACAAGATGCACATAAGAATGGTGTTCCCATTAAAAGGTTCATGGTAAGAATCTGTTTTTCTAAGACAGAACTGACATATCATGAGACCAAGTACCAATTTACAAGAGAGGTACTGGAAAAAGAAGAATATTTGAATGCCAATATCCTTGGCAGGTTTTACAAAATTAAATAGTTATGAATGAAACAATGATGACAAGCCTTCTGATTCAGTTGGCTGACCTTGGTGTGACCGGTATTAAGATAACATATGAAGGTAGTGGAGACTCTGGTTGTATAGAAGATATAATATATACAACAGATAAACTATCTGAAAATGAAGAAGATGCATTTGATATGGTGAAATCATTAGAATCATGGGCTCAAGATGCAAAAGATTTAAAGAAACTTCACTCAGGGTT